CTTTATGTTCGTGCTGGTTGCACCGCTTAAAGCGCTGCTTTGCACCGTGTAAACCCGCTTTACTTCCCGAAACGCCCCGGTTTTCACCTTTGACAGTCCCCGGTTTATGGCGTTGGAAAAAGCCCGCTCGGCCCCTTTCGGGACTTGCGCCAGCATGGCTTCCACCCGCTCCATAGTTTCCGCGTCAATCTGTACGCCTATATTCATCGTTCGCCCAGCGCCCCCAGTTCCAGAATGATTTCCCCGTCTTCGTGGTGTGCGCGTTCAATGTTGTACTGCTGTGTCACGCCCGCCACCTTCACAGCGAACTTGTGATCCCGCTCCGGCATGAAGCCCAGATCGTACAGCGATACATACGCCACAGCTTCCAGGCTGGACAGGCCCGGCGCATTATCGCCGCCGGGCCGCTGTCGTTCCGCCGCCGCTTCATGGTCAAGCACCACGGGCACTTCATACCACTTCCGATCGTAGTAGAATCCCGCTATTGTGGCAAATTCCGCCGGGTTGTGAAATACCCGCATATCTGCCGCCAGTTGTGCTTTGAAGTCCATTACATCACCTTTACCGTGATCCAGCTGTCAACCTCATGCGGCACGGGCACGGGGGCGCTTTGCAGGGACAGGAAACGGCGATCCGGGCGCTTCTTGATGAAGGTATCCGGCACATACTTCCCGGCCACGGTTTCCCATTTCTCCGTTCGCTGGTTCAGAATGGAAATAGCGCCGTAGTACATGGAATACTTGGCGTGCGTGCTTGCCATCATCAGCGTGCCCGCCGGAACCATGGGCAGTTCCACAGGGGTTGCCGGGTCTGTCCAATCGTCCACGTACCATTCGTTGTACTGGTAGAGATCCAGGCCCAGTTCGTGGATCGTGCCGATATAGGTAACGTTGTTTTCCTTCTGCGTGGGCTTGATCACGGCCAGGGCGTAGTTCTTCACGTCCAGCAGCTTCTGGATCTGTTCATCCATAAGGAACTCTGTCACCACGTCAGAAGCCATAATGCACACGTTGCAGTTAGTGAAGCCCTCTTTCTGTACCTTCTCATGCCAGGCTTTCAGATCGGCGTACTTGTTCTGGGCCGTGCCGCCCTTCCACTTCCGCTTCGTATCCTTGGAAATGTCAAACAGGTTCGTAAACTGGAAGTCGATCACGTCTTTCACGCCCTCGCCCACCACAACGATCTTGCCCGTAAGCATGGCCTGGGCGCACATCCATTCTTCACGGCGCAGAATCATTTCCCGCAGATCCGTGAAGTCTTCCGACATCTGGATCACGGCCCGCTGCGCCGGGGTTCTGCCGCTGTACATGCTTGCGCCGGGCTGCCGATCCAGAATATCATCAATGGTTGTCACCTTGTCCGGCGCAATGAACGGGGGCGTATATGTTTCGGTTGTGTACCCGGTATTCGGTACGACCTTCCCGCCGATCTCGCGGGACACGAACGGGGCCAGTTTCCGTGCTCCCTTCTTGTAGTCCATATCAACGCTTTTCGTTACGAACGTTTTTTCTTTGGAAAAGAAGGTGCTGCGGAAAAAGGTGTGGACGGGCGGCAATTTCCTGATCACGCCCATCATGGTACGGGGTTCGTAAATGCTTACAGTGTTAGGCATCGTTTTTTATCCTCCTTACTTCAAGAAAATAGACAGCTTCCGGCACGCCGCCTTTGCCGCCGCCGCGTCAATCCCGTTAAGGCCCACGGAATCCGCAAACACTTCTCCGGTCATAATGTAAACCACGGGATCGCCCGCCGCTTCCGCCGTACTCACGGCAATGCCCACCACGTTTTCAATGCCCTCCGTGGTTGCCTTTACGATCCCGGCATCACTGGACATAACCAGATCATGCAGGGCAATAGCGCCGCCAGCGGTTCCGGTTTCGTTCACAACCGGAAATTCCCCGGCATAAAACTTTTTCGGCGTATACTCCCGCCGCTCGATCAAATCCGCCACTTCCGTTTCCTCCCTTCTCTTTACAGAACTTCCTCAATGGCCCGATCGAAAACGCTCATGCCATCATCAGCGCCGCCCATAGGCGTTCCGCCCGGCTCGATCCCGTCCATGCCGGAATCGGCGGCATCCTTTGCAACCGCCGCCAGGTACTTTGCGCCCGCCTGCTTCTGGGCGGCCACGATCTTCAAGGCCACCTGCCCAGCGTCCACGGGGGTTTTGAAAAGGGCATCTTCCACGATGCTTTCATACCCCGCCGGGGCCGTGTCCATGATGCTCTTGATCCGCTCCCTCTCGCTGTTCACGGCTTCCGTGCGGATCTGGTTCACCAGATCCGGGTATTTTGCTTCCAGGGCGGGCGCGGTCTTGATCTGTTCGTCCATAGTTCCTTTTCCTCCTTTTTCGTCTTTGGGGTCTTCGATAGTATTTTGCAAACCGCCCTGGGCCGGGCTGTTTAACAACATTGTGGGCACGGTCTTGAACCGTGACAGATCCAGCGGAACAGAATTGACAATGACTTTCCGGGCGTTCTCGATCACCGTCTGCGGCTCCGCTTCAAACATGATGGAATCACAGAAGCCCTTTTCCACGGCCTGATCTCCCGTCCACCATGTTTCTTCCTGCATCATGGCCGCTATGTCTTCGTCCTTCATTTTGGTTCTGCCCGCGTAGGTGTTCACAATGGACTGTTTGATCACCTTCAATTCCTGGGCCAGCTTTTCAAAGTCCGCCGCCTTGTAGGTGTCCCATACTGTCATTGCCGGGTCATGGATCATAAAAACGCCGTTCCGGGGGATCTGGATAACGTCCCCGGCCATTGCAACGATCGTGGCCGCGCTGGCGGCCCACCCGTCAATTTTCACTGTGATTTTTGCTTCAATGTCCCGCAGGCGGCAATAGATCGCGTGCGCTGCGAACACGTCACCGCCGGGGGAATTGATCCGCACCACCAGTTCTTCCACATCCCCTATGGCGGCTAATTCCTGGTTGAACTGGGCCGGGGTTACACGGTCTTCCCACCAGCTTTTTTGACTGGCGATCGGGCCGTACAGAAGCATTTCCGGCGGTTTCGTGCCCGTGGCCGGGACGAAATTCCAGAATCTATTTTCCGTCACCTGGTAGGGGTTCCCCGCCTGCGGGCTTCCCAGTTGCCCCCGCTGCGGGCTGTTGGCTCCCTGCGGCATCTTGCGTTACCTCCCTTAATTTTTCTTCTTCCTGTTTCAGCTGTTCTACGTTTGCGTAATAGTCCGATCCCGTCATTTCCATGGTTTCAGACTGCCGCGTGGAGAAGCCGTTTTTAACCCGTTTTTCCGCTGCGGTCACTTCTTTAACCGGGTCAAGAATCCCACGGGCCGGGCCGTTCCACTCCGCCTTGCTGTATGCTTTCCGGTACAGCGGATCAGAAAAGAAGCCCGGCGCGTTCACGCGTCCTTTCGCTACAGCTTCCGCCAGCCATTCTTCATAAACCACCTGGCAGAAGTCCGCCGCCATCCATGCGCGGTACATTTTGAACATTTTCCAGGCTTCTTCCAGTGCTCCCCGGCTTGCGGAATAACTGGCCCCGAAATGCTTCATCAGCAGTTCGTATGGGATTTCAAGAGATGCGCCGATCTGGCCGCATACCGCTTCCACAAACCCGGAAAAGTTTGCGTTTGGCCGCCCTGGGCTTGTGGCGTTCGCCTTTTCCCCTGGTTGCAGGTAGTTAATAGCGCCTGGGGCCATTTCAAGGGTTGTTTCGTCTTCATCGTCTATCCGGTCTTCGTCCGGTACGTTTGAACCTACCGCCCCTTCCATGCTGCTTTCTTCGCTGCCCATCTCAATAAAGATTGAAAAAAGGCCGTTTACCACCGCCGCCACAAGTTCTGCGTCCGTGTACCGCCTTAACTGCTTTAACGCTTCAATAACCGGGGCCAGAAACGGCACGCCGCGCCGCTGGTCTATCCGTTCACGGCTCATGATATGGATCACGTTCCGCCGCCCGGAAGCCGCGCTGTATGCAGGGACGCGCACCCATTCCATAGGCTGACTTGCAAGGGATAATGGGTGGTGCTTTGAAAAGTGATAGGCAATCACTTCCCCCGTGCTGTCTGTTTCCACGCCGCCGATTATGCGATCGTCCAGCGTGTCAAATCCGCCTCGGAGGTGATCTCATAAGCCTCCTCAATCCAGAGCCAGCAGAGCACGCCGATTTCCACAGTGATGGAGGTGACTTTCAGCGGATCGTCAAGCCCGCGGAAAAGAATTTTTTGCCCTGTGGGTTTGTAGGTCATTTCAAGCGGACTTTCTTTGATGTCCCACCATGCGGTGACGCCGAGGCGGTGTATCGCCCATTTCAGCTCCGTAAAGCAGCTGTCTTTGAGCGTGCGATAGGTTTTGCGCACACAGAGTAGGTTTGCCTCGCGATATTCCATAAGCCGCACAATGCAGTTCAGCGCGGTGGTCTTTGACTTCTTGGAGGCGCGTGAGCCTTTGCACACGCGGTAGCGTCCTTTGAAGCGCCAGAACGTGCCGTATCCCTTACCCACGATATCGGGAAGATTCAGGTGGCGGCGTTTAGTCTTCAAGCTCCTCACCGCCTGAAATCACCACAGGGACAGCGCCTGTTACGCTGCTATCCGTTTTGGTGGAGTAGCCGTATTTTGACATCCATAGTCCCGCAAGCTGAGAGGGAAGTGCGCCCACCTCAAATTTGATGCGGGCATCTACCTCACATTCCTCCCGCATA